AGCGTGGCGAGAAGGGCGAAAAAGGCGAGCGCGGCGACGATGGAGCACCGGGCCGCGACGGGCTGGACGGCAAAGACGGGGCGACTGGCGAGCGTGGCGCTGATGGCGCACCGGGGCGCGATGGTGTTGACGGTAAGGATGGCGCGCCGGGGCCGCAGGGAGAACGCGGTGCCGATGGCGAGCAAGGTTCGCCCGGCCCGCAAGGCGAGCGCGGGGCAGATGGTGCGGACGGCGTTCTGCGGCAGGTCGAACCGTGGCAGGACCGGGTGCATTATCGCGGCGAGTGCGTGACGCACAACGGATCAACCTGGCAGGCGAAGGCCGACACTGGCAAAGCGCCGGGGCTGGATGATTGGGTATGCATTGCGCGGGCCGGAGACATTGGCCGCAGCTTCACGGTGCGAGGCACCTACGACGCTGCCGATAGCTATGATGCCCTTGATGTGGTGGCCTGCAATGGCGGCTCGTTTGTGGCGGTCAAAGACGGCGCAGGACCGTGCCCGGGTCCTGACTGGCAATTGCTTGCATCGCCCGGAAAGCGCGGGGCCGCAGGGCATCCGGGCCAGAAGGGCGAGCGTGGCGCAGATGGGCTTACGGGCCGCGATGGGGCGGCAATCATCGCCGGGACGTTGCAGACGGATGGCGTGATGCGCCTTGCCCGCGATGATGGCGAGGTCATCGAGGTTGATATGTATGACGCGCTGAGGGGGATGGCATGACCATTACGCAGACAACCGCCCCTAGCTTGCTGCCGGTATCGTTGCAGGACGTGAAGGCAAATTCGCGGATTGATACGGACCTTGAGGACGAGGTTATCATCAGCTTCATTCGGGCCGCAGTGGCGCGGTGCGAGCGTGAGACTGGCATGGCCTTCGCGGCGCAGTCTTGGGAGTATACCACTGACGCTTTCCCAGATGGCGAGATCGTCATTCCGATGGGGCCGATTGGATCAACGGTCGTCGTCACATACCTTGACGACGATGGCGATACGGTCACGGTTGATGCCGCCGATTACTATGTTGACACTTACTCGGCGGATGGCCGGATCGTGCCAGTGGATAGCTGGCCGACCGCTGCGGAGCGGCCTAGCGCGGTCAAGGTGGCATTCACGGTTGGCGCCGCGTCCTGCCCTCAGGACGTGAGGCAGGCAATCATCCTGATGGCATCGCATTGGATCAACCATCGTGAGACTGCCGACGAGAAAGCCCTCGTGGAAATCCCCTATGGCGCGGGCATGTTGCTTTCGCTGCATCGCAGGATGTTTGTCTGATGGCGCGCGGCGGCGCAGGCGCGCTTGACCAGCGTGTGACGTTGCAGCGCCGGGTTGAGGCGCATGACGGCATGGGCGGGACCGAACTGCGATGGGTAAGCGTTGCTGACGTATGGGCGGCAGTTATGCCGAAGAGCGGCAGGGAAACGCTTGTTGAGGGGCGAGTGAACGCGACATACACTGTCGTTTTCGAGATTTGGAACCGCAGCGACGTAAGCGAGGTTTCGCAGATCATCTGGAATGGTCAGGCATACAATGTTAGGTCTGTTTTGCAGGCTGGGTATAGCCCGCTGAAACTGCGGTTTGAAGCGGAGGCTGGCGTTGCGGCTTGATTACAAGGTCACTGGCATAGCGGACATTAACGCAGTCTTGCGCGATGTAGGGCCGCGCGAAGGGCGGAACCTTATGCGCGCGACCGTCTTTGACATTGCAAAGCAGCTTGCGGCGGATGCATCGGACAGGGCGCCTAAAGATCAGGGCGAATTGGCGGCTGGCATCAAGGCCAAGCGCGAAAGAAGCCCGCGCGACCTGGTAAATGCATCTGTCCGCGCGGCGCCGTTCTATTGGCGGTTTCTGGAATACGGCGATGGCCCTGACGGGGTGGAACATGCGTTTTTCCTGAAAGCGTTGCAGGCTATGCGGCCCGAAATGGATAGGGTATATCTTGAAGCATTCGTCAAGAAATTGACGGCGCGGATGGCGCGGGAACGCAAAAGGTCTGGCAAATGAGCGGGCATCGGCGGGCATTGCAGAAGGCGCTATATGAGGCGGTCTCGCCTCTTGGGTTCAAGACCTATGACGCGGCGCCACAGGTCAAGGGTGGCGGCGGCTTTCCTTATGTCGAGATCGGTCAAATCGTCATGGCTGAGTTTGACACGGACACCAGCAACGGCTTTGACTATGCCGTCAGAGTGCATGTGCGGAGTTCGTCAAATGCGATGGCGGAAACCGCTGACATTCAGGACGCCATCTATGATAGGCTGCATAACGGGGCGCTTGAAGTTGATGGGTATCAGAGTATTCTGATCCAGCGTGAAAGCAGCGACATCATGCGGACGGCGGAAAACACTATCCACGGGGTTTGCGAATATCGCGGCCTGATCACCAAGCCTTGAAGGAGCGACATCATGGCAAAATCAGCAGGCCGCGAGGCCGTTCTCAAGAAAAACTCCACCGCTATCGGCGGGGTCCGGGTGAAAAACCTGACCCGCGACACCACGCCGATTGACGTGACCGATGATGACAGCGACGGTCTGCAAGAGCTTCTTGCCGTTGCCGGGATGAGCGTCCTTGGCTTTGACGTTGAGGGCGTCCTTGACGATACGGTCCTTGAGGCAATCGCCTTTTCTTCAAGCGCAAGCCAGCTTCTGACCGACCTTGAGTTTGAACTCAACGGCGGCAACAGCATCACCGGAAACTTCTTCATGACCAGTTACAAGCAGGGCATGGATTACAAGGAGGCGACGACATTCTCGGCGTCCTTCACGTCTTCCGGCGCATGGACCTACGCCTGATGGCCGGTTTTGAAGATGTGCACCTGTCTTGGCGCGGGGAGGCGTTCACCGTTCCCGCGTCTGGGCAAATGCGGTTGATCGCCAAGGTCGAGGAGGCGCTTTCTGGCGATAGCGGAAAGCAGGCGCTTTCGATCCTGTTCCGCCGCGAAGGCCCGCCCTATACCGCGCTGGCATCGGCCTATGCTGCGGCGCTGCGCCATGCCGGGGCAAAGGTGACGGATGATGAGGTCTATCTGTCGATCATGGAAGACCTTGCCACGAAAAGCCGCGCCGATGCCCTGATGGTCATTCAGGCGGCGATTGTCGCTATCCTGTCGATCATCTCCCCGCCAGCGGCCCGCTTGCTGCGTGGCGGTGGGGATGATGCCGAAGACGAAAAAAAAACAGTGACGGCCCCGGAATTGTCCGAAGCCTCTACAACCTGATCATAGGTCAGGGCTGGCTGACGCCTTCGGAGTTCTGGGCAATGCCGCCTGCGGAAATTTGGTGGTTTCTGGACGCGAAAAATCCGCAACCTGAAGTGCAGGACAAGGAACGGCTCTACCAGCTAATGAAGGACGCGCAGAGTGGCAAACGTAGTCGGTGACATCGCAATCCAGATCGGCGCCGACATTGGCCCGCTTGTCCGAGAATTGGGCAAGGCCAGCGGCGTCGTAGATGCGTTTGGCGCCAAGACGGGCGGCGGCATGTCCAGAGGCATGAAGGCCGCGACGATTGCGGGCGCGGCCATGGCTACAACCGTGCTTTCGGTCGGCGCGGCGCTTGGCACGCTCACGATGCGGTCGATGGAAAGCATTGACGCCCTGTCAAAGCAGGCGCGGGCGGTCGGGATTTCCGTTGCCTCGTTTCAGGCGATGGCGCAGGTTGCGCAAGAGGCAGGCGTTGAAAGCGATGCCCTGTCCAAAATCCTTATCAAGATGCAGGATAACCTTACGGCGCTGGGCAATGGTTCGGCGTCACAGGTTGAGGCATTCGGCAAGCTTGGCCTGACGTTTCAGCAATTGCAGGGGCTTGGCGCTGACGAGCAATTCCTTCGCATTGCACAGGCGCTGGAAGGGGTAAGCGATCCGGCAGAGCGGACGGCGGCGGCGCTTGACCTGTTCGGCAAGGGCGGCGCTGGCGCGGTCAACATGCTGGGGGATTACGGCGCTGCGGTCAAAGAGGCGGCGCAGTGGCAGCGTGAGTTCGGGCTTGCGGTCTCTGATGTTGACGCGAAGAACATCGAAGCCGCGAATGATGCGATGGGCCGTATCAGCATTGCGGTTGGCACGCTGGGCACGCAACTCGCCGTGACCTTCGCGCCTGCGATTGAGGCTGTATCCATCAGCCTTACGCAGATGATAAAGGATTTGACGCAGGCCGACACGGCGCTTGAAAAAACCTTTGGCTCTGAGTGGGTGGCACAGGCAATTCTTGGCGCTGAAACCTTCAACAAGCTGAATGAGAACGCGGCGCTTTTGGCGCAGAACTCCGAAGCGGTCGGAACATTGCAGGGCTTTGTGGCCGGGCTTGCCACAGAGGCGCAGGACGCAGAAGAAGCCGTTTTTGACCTTGGCGCTACGTTGCGCAGGCTGGGCGATAGCGGTGGCGCCGATGTGCTTGCTGTCGCTGCCAAAATGGAAAACCTGCGGCAGAAATTCGAGAGCGGTCAAATCTCCGCAGATGAGTTCATGACGGGCCTGCGGGAAGCGGCGGCGGAAGCGCAGCGGCTTATGGCCGCGGCGGCGGCTGTTGACGGCGTGAACCTGGCATATGTGCGGGGGCAGGTCGCGGGCCTTATCGCCGTGTTGCAGCGCGCGACGGGCGCCGCGATTGCGCTGCGGTCAAACCTTGCCAGCGGCAGCGGCCTTGTTGCTGGCGCTTCGGCTTCTGGCGCCGCAACGCTGAAATTTGGCTATGCGCCGGAAACATCGCCGCGACCGCAGGCGGCGCCGACCGATATTGATTTCGGCTATGCAGGCCCCGGAGACGGTGGCGGTGGCGGCGGTGGTGGCGGGTCCGACGCTTTCGCTGCGGACTTGGAACGCCTGCAACAAAGGTTTGCCAGCGAGGCGGAAATCCAGATTGCGGCCTATGAAGAGCAACAGGCGTTGCTTGATGAAGCATTGGCGCGCAAGGCGATTTCTCAGGAACAATACTACGCTCTTTCTGAGGAAATGGCGCAAGAGCATAACCAGAAGATGAGCGATATTGACGTGTGGCGCTATGGCACCGGGCTTGAAAAGGCGGAAGCGTTTTTCGGTGGGATGGCCGATGCGCTGCAAAGCGGCAATGAGCGGATGCAGGCTATCGGCAAGAAGTTCGCTGCGATTGAGGCGCTGATGAACGCTTGGCGCGCGTTTAACCAAGTCCTGGCCGATCCGTCGGTTCCGGCCTATGCGAAAATCCCTCAGGGCCTTGCGGTGCTTGGCGCGGCCATGAATGCCGTCAAGGCAATCGGTGGCGGCGGTGGCGGCGGGGCGCGCGCCAATCAAGCGGCAGCGGTTGCGGCGCCATCTGCACCGCAGAATGTGGTTAACGTGTCTTGGTATGGCGCTGTTGACCCGGGCAGCACGGGGAGCCTGACGCGGAAACTCAATGAGGAGTTCCGGCAGGGCTATACCTTGAACATCGAATTTATGGGGGCGTGATGATCATCGTTGAAAGCGGCTTTGCCGGAACGCTGCATCCCTTGACGCACCCCCGCATTGGCGCAAGCCCTGTCTCCGGAACTGTCACGGCTTCGACCGAGGCGACCGGCTTTGATGCTGACTATGCCGCCAATGATAACACCTATGAGGGGTGGAAGCCTACGGCAGTTCCGGCAACGTGGGATCTGGTCTTTTCGGCATCGGCGCCGGTTAGCTATGTCGGGATTGCCGGGCATACGCTTGGCACGTCCCTTGCTACTGTTGCTGTGCAGCGCTGGAACGGCGCGGCATGGGTAACGATGGCAAGCCATAGCCCGACCGACGATAGCCCGATTTTGTTTCTGTTGGAGCGGCGCACGCTTGACCGGCTGCGGGTTCTGGTGAGCGGTGCCGTTGCGGTTATTGCGGTTGTCTACATCGGCGATGTGATCGAGTTTCCCCGGCCTTGCCGCTACAACGGCAGCACGGCGTTTGATTTGTCCGATCAAGACGAATACCGCGACATCGTGAGCGACGGCGGGCACGTTCTGGAGAGGTTTGTCACGCGCCGGTCAATCCCGGTGAAAATGGAAGTGGCGAACCTTTCGGAGGCATGGGCCGTTGCAAACCTTGCGCCGCTCAGAACTCACCTCAAAACCCGGCCGATTTTCATTGCGGACAGGCCGGGCACTTATCCATCATCGGTGGCATTCGGGCGAGCCATGGGGCCGCTGCAATTGTCGCGTGACAAACCTCAGGCTGAGGCAGCGATTGCGGTAACATTCGAGGTGATCGGGCATGTCAGCGCGTAATCCTATTCAGGTTGTGGAGTTGCGCCAGCCACGTTGTTCGCTGCGGTTTGGGGTTGGCGCCTGCCCTGCGACAGGCACGCCGAAGTGCTACCAAACTTTCGGGACGTGTCCGACTGCCGCGACGAAAGCGGCCTTTGTTGCGGATGGGCGCATTCGGTGGCGCTTTGTCCAAAACCGGCCCGGCTCGTTCTGGTGGGGTGACTTCTCGGATGCAGACGATCCGGCTACCAATGGCATTCCGGTGGCGTCTTTGCAGGTCAGCACGGCCAAGGCGCAGGCCAACGTTGCCGGGGTTCTGGACGGCAAGTCTCCCTTTGGCGTCCATGCAACGTGCTCTGTCACGATGCCTGATTTCGTATGGTCTGACCATGTGGGCGACTTCTATCTTGCCGACCGGGTGGACTTGCCGCAGCGCATGTTCTGGGCGTGCTGGACGGCGCGCAATACGTTCTACGGCGGCATGGAGTTGCTGATATATGATGGTTACGAGGGAGATGCCTTGGCGGATATGCGCCAGCGGCTTTATGTGCTGGACAACGTTTCCGGCCCTGATGCCGGTGGCAAGGTCACGCTTACCGGCGTGTCGCCTTTGATCGAGGCGGAAAGCGGGCTGTTCCCGGCTGCGATGGACGTGAAGCTTGTTGATGACATCACGGCAAGCGCAACGACAATTCGGGTGGCAACGGACCGTGAAGCGAACCTGACAGACGACTACGGGATTGCCTCTTATCGCGGGGTGGTGATCGGGTCGGAGATTATCCTGTATAGCGGCTATAGCGAGGTCACGCCGGGGATTTACGATATTGCCGTTCACCAGCGCGGGGCAAAAAACACCGTTGCCGCGACGGCGCAGCGCGACGCGCGGGTGCAGCGGATTGGCTGGTATGAGAATGTCCCGACTTGGGAATGCGGCTATGACTTGCTGGCGAACCATTCCCCTATCGGGGCGGCGGCATTGGCAAGCGATTGGGCCGACGAGGGCGATACCTATTTGCCGACACTCCGGTCGGACACGGTAATCACTGCCCCAACCAAAGTTGGCGCGCTGCTGGGGGAGATTTGTCAGCAAGGCATGTTCTTCATCTGGTGGGACGAGTTCCAGCAACAAGTGCGAATGCAAGCGGTTCGCCCGCCGCTTGGGCCTGTCACGGAGATCGGCATTGATGCCCAGATTATCGCTGGGTCTGCGGTTTTGCGGCGAGAGCCTAAAAGCCTGTTGACGCGGGTTTTCGTTTATTATGACCAGCGCGACCCGACGAAAACGGAGCCATCTAACTATCGGGTCGTGAACGGTCGGATTGAAACGACGAATGAAAGCAGGCACGCGGCTGGAAAGCCGTTTACGCTGGAGATCAAGGCGCGGTGGATCAAGACCAATGCCCATGCGGAAATGCTCATTGCACGGGTTTTGGGGCGCTATCGGGATGTTCCCCGGTTTCTGACAATCCGCGTGAGCGGCAAGGATCGGGAAATCACGGTTGGCGATGTTTGCGACGTGACGACGCGGGAATTGATTGACAGCGAGGGTCGGTTCAAGTCGTCGCGCTGGCAAGTGATAAGCTGGGATCAAATCCAGCAAGGCGAGGTTTACCTTCTGGATATGCAGACGTTTGATCTTGTCGGGCGGTTTGGGTTCTGGATGGCAGACGGTTCACCGGATTATACTGCCGCGACAGATGAGCAGAAAGCAATGGGGGCTTGGTGGGCAGACGACGATGGGCTAATGTCAACTGGCGAGGCTGGATACCAATGGCAATGAGGCTGGCATGACTGCGCACACTGACCTTCCAAACTCGCTGTTCTTGCAGGACAAGCCTATTCTCGGTTCAACCGGGATGGCCTTGCGGGATAACGTTGCCGCTGCGGCTGAGGCTGCAACGGGGGCGCCCGTATTGGTAGCAGGCTGGCATCCCTACGATATGGTCAACATCGGCGACGGCGCGGACGGGGTGTTTTACGACTTCGCCGTGCACGGAACACAGGCGACAATCACGACGCCGGATTTCGCAGACGGTTACGAATATGCCATCAGGTTTGCTAATTTGGGGTGCAACTCGACATCTGACCTTAATGTTGACCTGTATAGAGAGACTGACGCAGCTTACACGACCGTATGGACAAGCGCGAATACCACTGCTGGCGCGGCTTATGGGTGGGTAGAAATTCATGCGCCGCGCGTTGCCGGAACTGAGCATTTTGTAACGGTGCGGGCGGTGATGCCTCAAAATCCCGAAGCTGCAACGTTTGGGTTTTGGGATGCTACGGTGCAAAAGATTTTGCGGGCGCGCATTTCATGGTCGGGCGGGAACATTGATGCCGGGACCGCAAAGCTGTATCGTCGTGGAATGCAGGGCTAGGATAAAACATGGCAACGACTTCAATTCTGACCGGAACGTTTACCCTGCCGAACAATGCGGCGCCGGAAAGCGCGGTTTTGTCTGTCATTATGAGCGCGATGGACACCGATCAGAACACCCGTGACGTTCTGATGGATGATGGGTCTTTCACCATTGCGCTTGTTGCTGG